CTAATGCATTCAATACTGTTAAAGCTCCAGTGTATTCAGATGCATCAGCGGCAACATATAGCCTAGACAAAACAGGCGGCGGCGCAAATATTCCAGTAGGCACATTGTTTATTGAAAGTAACTTTAATCATGGTAATGAAACTTCAGGTCCTGTATTAGCTAACTTTAAATTACATCGTCGTGTTGCAGTATCTCCTACAACTATTACGAGTATTGCTCATGCTGATACTGTGGCGATTGCTTCTACTTTAACTATGACAATTTCTACTACTGCTCCAGGCAGCACAGGGTATGGAGCCGGCGTAACTATTTCAGTAGTTGGCGATCTAAGTAACCTAGTGCAAGAAATTAATAATTCAGGCATTGACAATTTAAGTGCTTCAACTAATGCAGATGGTTCTATCAGTATTGTTCACGCAACTGGTGGAGATATCAAGTTTGTCGATGCTGACAATTTGTTATCTACAGCAGGATTTACTGCAGGAACTACATCTAACTTCTACGAGTTAGGTATGTTTGAACCAGACGGTGCAAACTTTAGAGCAAGTAACTGGGCTCCATTGACATTCACAGCATCAGCTGTTGCTCCAAGCACAACTCCTGCAAATGGCCAACTATGGTATAGTTCAATTGTTGACCAAGTTGACATTATGGTTCATGACGGAAATAACTGGGTTGGTTATGCTAACGCATTCCCTGGCTCAGATCCAACAGGTCCTATCGTTGCAGCTTCTAAGCCAAGAACGGAAAGCGATGGCGTAACACCACTAGTAACTGGCGACATTTGGGTTAGCACTGCTAACATCGAACGTTACGGTCAAGATATCTATGTTTACAATGGCAATTTGCTATTGTGGGAACTACAAGATACTACAGATCAAACAAGTCCTACAGGCTGGTTGTTCCACGATGCACGTTGGGCAACAAGCGGTCAAGCAACAGATGCAGCTACAATCGTAGAACTTCGTTCAAGCGATTACGTTGATCCTGATGCTCCTGATCCAGCAGAATATCCACGTGGTATGCGTCTATGGAACCTACGTCGTTCAGGTTTCAACGTTAAGAAATATGTAACAGACTATATCAACATCAATGCTAACAACGGTATTAACATCCGTGTTACCGGCGATCAAATGGCTGACTACAATCCAGATCGTTGGGTTTCAGTAAGTCCTAATAACGCAAACGGTTCAGGCACATTTGGTCGTCATGCACAGCGTAGCTTTACTGTTGCAGGTCTAAAATCAACAATTGATGCTAACCAAGCAATCCGCGATACAGATACATTGACATTTAACTTGATTGCAACTCCTGGTTATCCAGAAGCAATCCAGAACATGATCAGCTTAAACGTTGACCGTGGTTTAACAGCATTTGTAATCGGTGACACAAGCATGCGTCTACAGCCAACAGGCACAGCATTGCAAGCATACGGCCTAAACAGCAACGGTGCATTTGACAATGGTGATGACGGTCTTGTTTCATACAATGAATACATGGCTGCATTCTATCCAAGCGGTTACACAAACGATTTGGCAGGCAACTATATTGTTGTTCCACCAAGCCACATGATGTTACGCACTATTGCTGTAAGTGACCAGAAGAGTTATCCATGGTTTGCTCCAGCAGGTATCCGTCGTGGTGTTGTTGACAATGCTACATCAGTTGGTTATATTGCTGACGGTGAGTTTAAATCAACTGCATTGCCAGTAGGTCTACGTGATGTAATGGCTAGTGTTAAGATTAATCCTATTGCAACTATTACAGGTGCTGGTATTATTAACTTTGGTCAATATACTCGTGCTAACGCAGCTTCAGCATTAGATCGTATTAACGTAGCTCGTTTAGTATGTCACTTACGTCGTCAATTAGATATCCTTGCTCGTCCATTCTTGTTTGAACCAAATGACAAGATTACACGCAACGAAATCAAAAATGCCGTTCAAAAGTTGTTGCTTGAACTAGTCGGTCAACGTGCTTTGTATGACTTCATTGTAGTTTGTGATGAATCAAATAATACACCAGCCCGTGTTGATCGTTCAGAACTATGGGTAGACGTTGCTATTGAGCCAGTTAAGGCCGTAGAATTCATCTACATCCCAGTGCGTTTAGTAAACACTGGCGCTATTAAAGCTGGAACATATACCCTAGCATAATTGGGTAAATATAGAGAACAAGGAGCAGTAACATGACAGTCGCAAGTTTAAGTAAATTAACAGTACCATTACCAGCAGGCCAGAGTTCTAGTAACCAAGGCTTGTTAATGCCAAAACTACAGTATCGCTTTAGAGTGACATTGCAGAACTTTGGTGTAACAAGTCCTACTACTGAAATCACCAAGCAGGTTATGACTGTAACACGCCCAGAAGTAACTTTTGATAACATTACATTAGATGTTTATAACAGCCGTATCAAATACGCTGGTAAACATACTTGGGGAGATGTTACTCTAGTTGTTCGTGACGATGTAAGCGGTGCAGTAAGCAAATTAGTTGGCGAACAAGTTCAGAAGCAATTCGACTTCTTCGAGCAAGCATCAGCTGCTTCTGGTATCGACTACAAGTTCACTACAGTTGTTGAAATTCTAGACGGCGGCAACGGCGCCTACGAACCAACTGTATTAGAAAGCTTCGAACTAGAAGGTTGCTACTTACAGAAAGTAAAATATAAAGATGGCGATTATAAAACAAGTGATCCAATGGACATTTCCTTAACAATCACCTACGATAATGCGATCCAAACTAATGCCGCTGGTAACCCAATCGGAATTGGTACAAACGTTGGCCGCACAGTTCGCACATTAGCTACTGGCTAATATTACCCCCACCATTCAAGGACATAGTCCGACGATTGATGTAAGACCCAGTTTATCCTGGGTCTTTTTTTATGAATAAATAATGTTATGCCATCATTAGGATCCTACCTTCAACCCATCATAGGCGACATTGGAAATATGAAGGACTACGCACACGCTAGTCGTTTATATGCTGACAATGTATTTGCCCTAGCCCCTAAAGCAGGGTGGATGTACTATGTTGTATTTGACATCGATCCTAGCTGTATTACAGATCAGTCATGGGCAAATAAACAAAAAGTGACCGAAGTAGGTATGCTGGTTAAGTCCGCAGATCTTCCAAAGTTCACTGTTCAAACAGAAGTAGTAAATCAATATAATAGAAAAACAGTTATACAAAAAGGTATGACTTATAATCCTATTAACATTACTATGCATGACGATCAGTCAAACGTAGTTCATAACATGTGGCTAAACTATTATAGATACTACTTTGCTGACTCAACTTGGGGAGCCACTGGTCCTCTTGGAACTGATGCCTTCAGCACTCCTGGCGCATATCAAAATAACAAATACATGCCACCTAATGCACTATTCGATCCGGTCAATTACGGTTTAAATTCACCATTAGTTGTTGCTCCATTTTTTAGAAGTATCACGGTCTATCAACTTAATAGACGAGTGTTTACAAGTTTTAAATTAGTTAATCCATTAGTAGCATCATGGGATCATGATAAAGTAGATCAAACCCAAGGTGCCCGACTTGCAGAAAGTAGAATGGCATTAAATTACGAAGCAGTCTTTTATGGCACTGGCCAAATTAGAAAAGACACACCGACTGGATTTGCTGTATTCCATTACGATACAAGTCCAAGTCCGTTGAGCATTGCTGGTGGCGGTAATAATAGCATATTTGGCCCAGGCGGAGTTATTCCCGGTGCTCTTGATATATTTGGAAATATAGAAAATCTAGATGTTTCAAAAAATCCATTAAGTGCTCTTGGTGTTGCTCTTGAAGGAGTCAATCTAGTTCGCAATGTTAAGAGTATAACAGCGTCAAGTTTACGAGCAGAAGGATATTCAATATTAAATACCGCACTGCAAAAAGCAGGGCAAGGCGGCCTGAATGGTTTAGGAGTTAATCTAAATCTAAATCAAGGAACGAACTATGCCACTGCTGGACAATTTTTAGGAACTCCAGTGGCAGTAATTCAAGCTACAGGAGTAGGAAAAGACGGTGGCGGAACAACTTCTCAAACAGGCACTTCGTCTAATGGAAAAGCGCCATCTACAGCAAATGCAGCGGCACTTGGCGTTGCAGCAGCGTCCATGTTTGCTAGCCAGAAAAATATTATCGATGCAACTAAACCAAGCGGTTCTTCCTCTGATACAACTCCAAGTGGGGACACTAGTTCACCCGGACAATACTTTCCACCGCCTCAGCCATTATCCGATACTGAGCCATTTAGCACAGGCGTTGATGAAAATAGTTCTCCTGATGAAATACAATCAAGTTTGAATTCTTTAAACTCTGCATGGGCAAGTGATAATTCTTATGTAAATTCACAAGCACCTGATCCTTCAGCAATATCAAGCAGATTAGCATCTGCTTCATCCGATCAAGAAAGAAGTGCTATACAAGCAGAAGCAGACACTTCATACAACTCAATACAATCTATTCAATCAACAGTTGACGGCAAATATCAATCAGAATATAGTCGTCTATCATCATTATTGAATACTGCACAAACTAAGACATCCGGTAGTGAAAGCACACAATCTACACCAGATGAGTCACCAACAACACCAAGCCCAGAGAGCGATGTTATTCCACCAGAGAATGAAGACATTTAATTACTATGACCTTTTACAATAACTTACCACAGCCGACTAAATCTTCTGATAGTAGTATCAAGACTTTAAAAGTTTTTGATGCATACACCACTGCCCCATTAAACATTGACGGCGCAACATTTGATGCAATGACTGGGTTTTTTGGCAGTAGAGGGTTTGGTGATGATGCCGCTAAGAGCATGGCATACATTATTATTAAACAAGCTATCCTAGATAAGTTTAATCCATTTGAATTAATCGAAACATTAAAAGGATTAACCGACATTGAGATCAGCAGCCTTATCACAGAAATTTTAAATTACAATAGATTTAAAACCAGCAGCCTAGGTACAGCAAGTCCATTCACTCCTGCGGCTGAGGTTGCCAGGAACATAATTGCATGAAATTTGCCCAAGGTGCATTCAAATTAAAGAATCCTGAAAAGTATGTTGGTAACGGTACTCCACGATATCGCAGTTCGTGGGAGTTTGCCGTAATGAAAATGTGTGATGAAAATCCCGGCATACAACAGTGGGCTAGCGAAAGTATAAAAATTCCATATCGTGATCCGTTAACTGGCAAGCATACTGTTTATGTTCCAGATTTCCTTGTTATGTATACTGATAAGAATCAAACAAAGCATGCAGAATTATGGGAAATAAAACCACGTAGTCAAGCAGTATTAGAAGCAGTTGGAAAGAACAAACACAACCAAGCACACTATGTTAAAAACATGGCAAAATGGGAAGTTGCAAGAGCGTGGAGTAAGCGACACGGAATGACTTTTAGGGTTTTAACTGAACAAGATATTTTCCATATGGGCAGCAAGAAGCGTTAAATAATATTATGACAAAAAAGTTAGAAGAACTACTAAATTTACCAGAACAACAGGAACCAGAATTAATTGCTCCTGCCAAGAAAGAAACGCCACCTGCTGTAGTTGATTTACAAGAGCAGTTAGAGCAGTTTGATAAAATTAGTTCAGCCTTGCCTAAAGTTAAAGGGTTAGGCGATATGAGCGACACAGAGCTCGACGGATTAGCAACTAAAGCAGAACAAGCATTTGATGACCTGATGGACCTCGGCATGAACGTTGAAGCCAAATACGGTAGCCGTATGTTTGAAGTAGCGGGTAATATGCTTAAAACCGCCCTGGATGCTAAATCAGCTAAAATCGACAAGAAATTAAAGATGGTAGATTTACAGCTTAAAAAGCTGGCTATAGATAAAAAATCTGCAGGTGAAAATGACGATGCAGTAGAGGGCAAAGGATACATCATTACTGACCGTAATAGTCTCCTGGAAAAACTCAAAAATGTTAATAAATAACGTATCAGGAAACCAATTATGAAAAGTTTTAAAGACTACCTAACAGAAAGCAAAAGAACCTATGATTTTAAGGTTAAAATTGCTGGCAATGTAACAGCCGAGCAAGAAGACTCACTAAAGTCATTATTGGCAAAATATCAGATTGTTGGTTTTAAAAAATCAGCATCTACTCCAGTTCAAGCATTGCCACTAGATTTTCCTCGTCTAACTAACGAAGAAGTTAATATCTGGGAAGTTAGTTTAGACTATCCAGTTGCTAGTCATGAATTAGCAAACTATCTAGGTAGTGGTTTAAAAATTAATGAACAGTATATCATTGTTCGTAGACCAGGCGAGCCATCAGAAGAATACCAAATGCCAGCAGCAACATACGAAGGCGCACTACTTGGAGATTCAACATATAAAGAATCACCAAATGTAGACAGCAACGATTTTTATGGCGACAAATACAATCTAAGTCTTGTAAAGACATTGAACGCTGATCTTAAAGCACAACAAAAGGCACGAGGTGAAGTTAGACCTTCAGGCGAAGCAACACAAACAACAAGTGATTTACCACAAAACAATACTAGCCCAGTGGCTAAGTCAACCAAATAAGGAATACATAAAATGCAAATGATCGACGTACTTAAACGTTTAGCCGAGCTAGACTCAACAAATCCAAACGTAGCAAAGCCAGCAATGACTCAAGAACAGAGTCTAGCCACAGTAACTAATATTGAAGGTGAGACAATCACTGAAAGTATTAATGAATGCGGCGGCCCAATGGGCATGATGGGCGGCATGCCTGCACCACGCACTCCTGCTAGCTTTAGCATTAATGCTTCTGCTGAATCAGGTGAAGAAGTTAGTTCAATGTTACGCGACATTATGAATCTAGCTGGCGTTAAACCTGTTGCTGATTTGCCAGCATTTGCAGAACCACATAAAGAAATTGAATTAGAACCAGCGCACTCTGCAGAGATGGAACCATCCGCAGGTGACGACATGGCTAAGGCAATCAGCATGATTGACAAGATGAATGGCCCTTCCGAAGAGCCAGGCGCAGAGTTAGGTGATGAGCCAAGTGCAGAACTTGGTGGCGAACTTGCCGGTGGCGATTCTGATAGTCCAGTTGCTGATATGGCTGATCAAGTCCGTGATATGACAGCAGAACTAACTGGCGAAGGACAAGCAGAAGAAGAACGCATGTATCCTAATAGCCCAGAAGAAGAAACTGAAAAACACGATTATGGCAACAAGCAAGTAGCTGGTTTAGGTCAAACACAATCTAACCCATTTACAGGTTTAGGCAATAACAACTTAAAAAATGAATCAGTTGAACAAGTTAGCCTACAACTACTTAAAGCATACGCAGAATTTAAGAAGCAATAAGCAACTCTGCACAGTTCAAATAGGCACTACGGTGCCTATTTTTATCATTAAATACACATATGAGTAAATCACTAGACGGCAACTTAATTAAGTCAGCCAATAAGAAACAACGATTCACTGAACAAGATCTCGAAGACATTGCTCAGTGTATGCACGACCCGCATTACTTTCTTAAGAATTTTTTCTACATTCAACATCCTACCAAAGGTAAGATACAGTATGATGCATTTGACTATCAAAAAGAATTATTAGATAGTTATAATGGCCATCGATTCAGTGTAAACATGCTAGGACGCCAAATGGGCAAAACAACCACAGCCGTGGGATATTTGCTGTGGTATGGAATGTTTGTTCCTGACTCAACTATTCTAATTGCCGCACACAAATACACAGGTGCTAAAGAGATTATGCAACGTCTACGATATGCATATGAAACTTGCCCTGATCATATTCGTTGCGGTGTAACAAGTTACAATAAAGAATCAATTGAATTTGACAACGGGTCACGTATTGTTGCACAGACAACAACTGAAACAACAGGTCGTGGTATGTCCTTATCACTCCTATACTGCGATGAGTTTGCGTTTGTTCCACCCAACGTGGCATCAGAGTTCTGGACTTCAATATCACCTACACTAGCAACTGGTGGTAAAGCGATTATTACATCAACACCAAACTCAGATGAAGATCAGTTTGCACAGATTTGGAATGAAGCTAATAAACGCTTTGACGAGTTTGGCAATGAACAAGAAGTAGGACGTAACGGATTTGCACCATACATGGCTATTTGGAGTCAACATCCAGATCGTGATGACAAGTGGATGCACGAAGAAATGTCACGAGTAGGCGAAGAACGTTTTCGCCGTGAACATAATTGCGAATTCTTAGTATTTGATGAAACACTTATTAACTCGATTAGCCTGGCCAATTTAGAAGCAGTGAACCCTATTATGAATATGGGGCAAGTTCGCTGGTATAAAAAGATCGACCCAACTGCTACATACATTGTTAGTTTAGATCCTAGTTTAGGAACAGGTGGCGACTACGCAGGACTTGAGGTATTAGAAATCCCCAGTTTCCATCAGGTTGCAGAGTGGCATCATAATACAACACCTATTCAAGCACAAGTCCGTATTATGCGAGATATTTGCAAGCATATTGAAGATGAATGCACCAGACAAAATACCACAGTTAGTCTATATTTTAGTGTAGAAAATAATACAGTAGGCGAAGCGGCACTGGTTGCTATTAATGAACTAGGCGAAGAAACTTACCCAGGAATGTTCCTAAGTGAACCGATCAAGAAAGGGCATGTGCGCCGCTACCGTAAGGGCTTTAATACTACACACAAGTCAAAACTATCAATTGCTGCCAAGTTAAAACAGTTAATTGAAACTAATACACTAAAGATCTACAGTAAACCCCTAATCAGTCAACTTAAAGCATACGTTGCCAAAGGGCTGAGTTTTGAGGCAAAAACCGGCGAACACGACGACTTAGTGGCGTCTTTATTGCTCAATATACGCATGGTTATGATGCTACAGGACTGGGATCCTAGTGTATATGAAAAGATGCACGAACACGTCTCAGAGGAGTTACTGCTCCCAATGCCCATATACATAGGTTAATATAAATACATAAATGAAGCCAATAGAAATTATCGCCAACGATTTATTCGACAAAGTCCGTAGTCGTTTCACCGACTTACAAATGGGAGACGAAGAAGGGTCCATTACCGCAGATCCTAACGAAGCTAGATTCTTCGACTTTGACTTTGCAATCGAAGGCAATACACTAGGGCGTGTCAGTATTAGTATTAACGAAACTGGCAACTTAAAGATTTATTATAGTCAGGGAATTACAGAAAACGCTGACTCAATTACACAATCATTGTGGTATGATTTCTTAAGAGAAATGCGCTTTTTTGCAAAACGCAGACTATTAAGATTTGACACTCGCGATATTACTAAAGGTAACTTGGATAAAACTGATTTCCAATACCTAGCACAGAACGGAAACAAGGACCCTAACATGAACGAATCAGCTATGACTGGAAGCAAAATGACTTCCCGTAGAAAAATAGAAAACTGTGAATTAATTATTCGTCACGCAGCGCCAGTTGACGAAACTGTTCCAGGTGCCCGTAGCCGTAAAATTAAAAACATTTTTATTCAAAATGCAGATGGCGAGCGTTTTAAATTTCCATTTACATATCTTCCAGGTGCTCGTGCAATGCAACGTCACGTGGCAAACGGCGGCTATCCACACGACGATGGCGGCAAACATATTGTTAGAACTTGCGAAGAAATCCTTAAACTATCAGATTTTGGACGTAAAGTCAAGCACTCAACTCTAAATGATAATGCACATCAAATTGCAGAACGTGCCGGACAAAAATTAAAATCATTGCGCCATCACATGGAGTGTATGAGCAAACAAGGGTATTATGAATCTTGGAAAGAAGCGTATGCTCCTCAAGAAGACGACCTAATAGAAATCGATGCAGCCACAATGGAAAGTTATAAAGATACTTTCACAGTTAATAAGTTTGACGAAGCCCTTGCAGATGTGTTTCCATTACTGCATTCTATTATGCAAGAAGCAGGCACAGTTGACTTAGAAGATTATGTTAGTGAAGCACAGCAAGATGAAGAAATTGCAGAAGTTGACGAATCCAATGAAGACGAGTTTGCTGCATTTGAGTCTTGGACTGAGTCAGTTATCGGTGAAGGTTTTTCAGACGAAGAACTACAAGCACTACAACAACTAGTTCAAGAACCTTTATTAGTTGGCGCAAGCGACGAAGCTGCCCAAGCACTTGCCGGAATTGGCATTAAAGATCCAACACTAATCAATGCACTTCGTGCTGTGGCAGCAATGCCAAATGGTGCTAATGCAGATGCAAGAGATACAATTAAGACATATCTTGGAGCAGACGCTGCTAAATTAAACTGGGGTGCTGAACCAGCTGCGGCAGCCGCTCCTGCACAACAACCACAGGAGCCAGCTATGGCAGAAGCAACACCAAATACAGGCA